AAACATCCAGACTTAATAGAGTTTCCTTACGAAAAAATAAAAAGGAGATAGTATGACAGATACGCTTATGAACTTTAACCCTAACGACTTTGTGATCCGTATATCACCAGAGGTAGATAGCCAAGGTGATTGGACGGGTGATCTATCTGTGGGTATGCTAACTACAGATGATAACAATATGAAGAAAGATGACTATGTGCATCTTAGGGTATTGACTGATATGTTAATAGCTGCTATTCCATTAATGGAAGAGGACGCAGACGTCCGACGAAAGCTATTTAGATATGTTGATGAACTAAACCAAGATGAAGAAACCAAACCGTTAATAGCAGAACGTGACGGTAATGTAGTTAAAGTAAACTTTTAGAAAGGAGACACGAATGGCAGATGTTGTAAACAATCCACCTCACTATAACCAAGCAGGTATTGAATGCATTGATGCTATTCGTGCCGCCACTGGTGATGGATACGAGTACTACCTGCAAGGAAACATTATGAAGTACTTATGGAGATACAGATATAAGAATGGTGTAGAAGACTTGAAGAAAGCACAGTGGTATTTGAACCAACTTATTGAGGAAGTAGATGATAGTTAAAGTATTTCTCACCTTAGACATAGACGAAGAAGACTATCCAGTTCCTGTAGACAATGTGATTGATGAAGAGATAGAACAAAGTTTACAGGAATTTATTTATGACATTGATGGAATGTCAATTAAAGCCATGAAAATAATAACGGAGTAATAATCATGCAAACATATGGACCGACACTAGCAATATCAGAAGAAATTCATGCAATGAAATACCGTAGCCACGGTGAAACATTTCGTGAAGCAATGACACGTGTAGCAGAGGCACTGAAAGATAACGAAGCACACTTTGGTAACTTACGTACCATTCTGTACGAACAACGATTCCTACCTGCAGGACGTGTACAATCAGCAATGGGTGCACCTCGTCGTGTGACACCGTACAACTGCTTTGTTTCAATGACTATTGAAGACAGTATGGAAGGTATCATGTCAGCCGCACGTAATGCTGCAGAAACAATGAGGCTAGGCGGTGGCATAGGATATGACTTTAGCACGTTACGTCCACGTGGTACGTTGATCAAATCACTGGACAGTAAATCTTCTGGGCCTATATCATTCATGGGTATCTTTGATGCAGTGTGTAAGACAATAGCTTCTGCAGGACACAGACGTGGTGCCCAAATGGGTGTACTACGTGTGGATCATCCTGACATTGAAGAGTTCATCACGGCTAAGAACAACAGTGACACACTGACACAGTTCAATATCTCCGTAGGTGTGACGGATAAATTTATGAAAGCTGTAAAAGAAGACTTAGACTTTGACCTACAGTTTGAAGGACGTGTATACAAGACGGTAAGTGCCCGTGCTTTGTGGGATCAGATACTACGCAGTACATGGGATTGGGCAGAACCTGGGATTCTATTCATTGACCGTATCAACAAGAAGAATAACTTACACTATTGTGAAACAATTGCAGCCACTAATCCCTGTGGTGAGCAGCCACTACCACCAAACGGTGCATGTCTGTTGGGTTCATTTAACTTAACTAAGTACATGGTTGAGCATGACGGTAGGTATGTGTTTAATATGAACCAACTTCGCAATGATGTGCCTCACGTAGTACGTGCAATGGATAATGTAATTGATCGTGCAACATATCCTTTAACAGAACAAGAAGGTGAAGCTAAGAGTAAACGCCGCATGGGTCTTGGTGTTACTGGTGTAGCCAATGCCATTGAAGCATTGGGATTTGAATACGGTAGTGAACGTTTTCTGCAGACACTGGAAGACATTATGGGGGTGATTAGGGATGTTGCGTATAGAACATCTGTTGAGTTGGCTATGGAGAAAGGACCATTTCCTTTATTTGATAAAGCTTATCTTGACTCTGATTTTGCTAAGTCTTTGCCTAGTGATATTCGTGATCTTATTAGCAATCATGGTATTCGTAACAGTCATCTGCTTTCTGTTGCTCCAACAGGAACTATCAGTCTGTCAGCCGACAACGTATCATCAGGGATTGAACCCGTCTTCTCCCATTACTACGACCGTACTATCCAAACCTTTGACGGACCAAAAGTTGAACGAGTAGAAGACTATGGTTATCGTGTGTTTGGAGTGAAGGGTAAGACTGCTAATGAACTCTCTGTGTTTGATCACGTAAAAGTATTAAACGTAGCTTCACGTTATGTTGACTCAGCATGTTCAAAGACATGTAACACAGGAGACGATGTAACATGGGAAGAGTTTAAGAAAGTTTACATGGATGCGTATGACGGTGGTGCATCAGGCTGTACGACATTCCGTGCAGCAGGTAAACGTTACGGCATTCTTAATGCATCTTCATCAGAGGATGTTGTTGAGGAACCCCAAGTAGAGGAAACACAAGATTACGTAGACGAAGGTGGTGCATGTTACTTTGATGTAGCCACTGGTCTACGCAAATGTGAATGAGTGTGCCTCATGTTAGAAGACGGTTTGCTCCTAAGATCGGGAGCATTCCATCACCCTGTGTGCAGGTCTGTCGTCTTGATGACGATGGATTCTGCATAGGGTGTAAAAGAACTATTGACGAAATACGTGAATGGTGTATAATGTCGGAGTATGAACAAGAGAAACTTTTATTTGAACTGAAAGGAAGAGTAATAGATGGGAACACGTAAACAATTTAGTCGTGCTTTGTACGAAGCATACGATGCCCCTGCAAAAAATAAACTCGTAGAGTATTTAAAAAGTGCAGGACATAGTATTGAAAATACAGAAGAGAACTACCATGTAGATATTGTGTCAACTAAAAACAACTATACGTACTTCAATGAGGCAGAGGTAAAGCTGGCATGGAAAGAAGAATGGCCTACTGATTGGAAAGAGATACGTATTCCAGAACGTAAAGGCAGACTGATTGAAAAATATGAAGGGGAGAATGGGGTACTTAACTTCTATATCTTTCGCAAAGACATGAAGCAAGTTTGGCGTATCAAAGATACAAGCCTAACAAAGGATCGTCTACGTGAAGCACATGGACGTAACATTCTAAAAGGTGAACTCTTCTATCACATACCTTACACTGAAGCAGAACTAATCAACGTAGCATAAAGGAGAATGCATATGAATAAACAACTAACTCGCAAACAACGTGGCCTTGGCAAATATGATGCACCGTTAAAATTTCAATACGAGAAAGGCTACAAAGATTTTCGGCAGGGGCGTGTCGTTAATCCATTTCCTGATGATACAATGCAACACAGGGAATGGGAACGTGGGTTTAACAAAGCCTACTTTGAGCAGTTAGAAAGAGTAAGGAGATATGAACAAGCTACAGGACGAGGCTAGAGCATACATGGAAAACAAATATGAGAACCTAAACTTTAGGTCATATCAAGACATGGCATCTGAAACTGCAATCTATAAATCTGAACATCAAGTAATCTACCCTGCACTAGGTCTGTCAGCAGAGGCAGGTGAGGTTGCAAATAAAGTCAAAAAGATTTTACGTGATGGGAAGTTTGATCGTGAAGCAATCGCAGATGAAATAGGAGATTGTCTCTGGTACATTGCTGCACTCTGTCGGGATTTAAATGTGGACATGACAGAGCTTGCAAGAAATAACTTACGAAAGCTATATGATCGTAAGGCTAGGGGAACGTTACAGGGAAGTGGTGACAAACGATAAAAAAAAGAGGGGCTGTAATGGCCCCTTTATTGTATCTTATTACCGTATAATGTTATTTCTCTGACTGTATCAATGTCGTTGAGGTCTGCAGGTCCATTCTGTGTTTCCCACAATACCTGTGCTCTTCGTCGTACCTTCTTAGGTAGTTTGTTAAAGCCTAAGTATACTTTGGTTTCATCTTCTAGTTCAGCCATAGACATTTTACGAAACTTGTTTTTCTTTTTTATTAAGTCTTCTTCAAACTTACTCATGACTACAGCATCAAAGTAATCATCAAAAGTACGTCCACCTTTTTCTTTTTCATCCATAAACTCCCAACGATTACGTAACTGTTCTTCTTTGTTCTGTAATTTAGGGACATAAGTTTTTAGCCATTCACGTAGGTGTCTATTCATTACACGTTTCTGTGTAGGTGATTTAGAATAAGCACTAATTTTAAACTCGTTGTATCCTTTACCTTTTAAGTAATCTGCATACTCAGCATCAGCTTGATAGAAGTTTAGACCACCAAACAATTTCCATGCAACACGTTGACGTTCTGATGTTTCAGATAATACAAATTCACGTGAGGGTAGGTCTTGTTCAAATGAATAACGTTGTCTGAAAGGACGTTCAAAGTTATCAATAAAAGTAGCTTTTTTATTTAGTGTAGGTTCTTCTGCATTGTCTAGGTATTCATTACTCATAAACCCTGTAACACGTGCAGCATCTACAAGTTGCCCGTAAGGAACGAGGAATGTAGAGAAGTAGTTACCTAATGCAGCACCTGCATCTTTGACTGTAGTTTCGTTGATAGGATTACCTGCAAATACATTAGACACAATGTCATTTAAAATGTATCCAGATGGACCAGTTCTAAAGTTTGTTCCAGTTAAAACTTCTACTAGTTCATTAGGATTACGTTCAATCCAATTAAGGAAATTGTTTTCACCCTTCATTGCTTGTTTAGTTAATTCACCTATCAGTAAAATAGGACGCAATGGAAACAAAGGTGTTGAGTCTAGTACATACCCGTCATCTGTGTTCATTTTAGTGTAGTCTGCAGGTGCATCTTCACGTGAACGATAGTAGATACCTGCACCTATAAGCATAGCACCCTGTAAGTTCTTGCCTATCATGTCACGTTCTTTACGTGTAAAGGCACGGCGTTCACGTTTAATCATTTCGTCCGTGACTTGTTCAGCTTTTATTCCGTTTGATTCAGCAATAAGTTGTCTGATATTGTTGTCTGATTGAAATGCTTTACCAACAAAACGTGTAACAGGTATAACACTACCTACACCATACTGTGCTAGTAGTTCCATACTTTTAAACATAAACCGTGGGAACGGAAGTACAGTAGTCAAACCATTACGAACAATAAATGTGTTTAATTGTCTAAACAATTTAATGTCTGGTTCGTTTGCGTAGGTTAAGTCAAGGGCATTGTACATAGCTTCATCAGCTATTTCTAATATTGAACGACCATTTTCTGGCTTAACACTAGAAGCATCTGACATAATATCACGTATCTTACCTTCATTGATTGCTTCAATAAGATCAATATCCCAATCACGTTTAACTAAACGTTCCATGTCAGCAAGAAACATACCATTACGCAGCATAAATTCTTGCCACCTGTTTGGTGTGTTTAATATTGCTGATACATCTTCACCACGTGAGATAGCAAAGTCTACTACTTTACCTGCTGTTGACTTGGCATTACCTCTACCCATTTTCTTTTGTAGGTCTGCCATTTGATTATAGAAACGGTCAAGGTTGTCTATCAGTTCAGGCTGATTCATTATCAGTTGGGTATATTCTTTTGCTGATTTTGGATTTGCAAACATTAATCCCATGTGACGGAAAGAACCTTTCCAACTTTCACGAGATACCATTGATCTACCTAAACCTGCAAAACCACCATTTTCAAAACCAACAAGAGCATTATCTACTAGTTTACCAATACCTTCCATTGGAGCACGGATAACGCCTGACAATAAGTTTCGTTGTGCAGTAGCAAGCTGAGAAACCATCATACCACGA